GGGCCCCCGCGCCTCGCGTGCAGCTCGCGCAGGCACCGCGGGCGCCCATCATCGTGCGGCGCCGCTACGTCCTGCGCGAGCTTGCCCCGGTGTTCGAGTATGAGGCACCCGCCTACGAGGAGGGTGAGCCCATCGTGATGTACGAACGGGCGCGGCCGTCCCTGTCCTTCGTCCCCCCCTCCGGCGGCATGCGGCGGGAGCAATTCTCCTCATCCTACTCCTCGACTCCCATCCGGCGGGGACTCCTGGGGCGGGCGCTCGGGCGGCGGGCGCCCGGCAGTCGGATCGATTCCTCGTCCAGCTACATGAGCGAGTCCTACGAGCCCAGGATCGGCCTGTCCTCGGCGGGCGGTTATTGTCCCCCGGGCCTGTGCATCGTGCCGTGACGTGGTCCCGCAGGACGCTCCCGCCCTCTTCCTGGCCACGGTCGTCGTCGGCCTGGCGTGGGGCGTCGCGGCGGTCGCCTGGGTCGTCCAGGCCGTGTCCTTCGAGGCCGAGGGCCGTCCCGATTTGCCCACCGCCGAGAACACCAGGTACCTGCTCATCCTCGGCGGCATCGTCGTCGGCCTCATCACGCTCTGCTATTGCGGCTGGGTCATCCAGTCCCAGGAGCGGCGGTGGCAGGAGTTCGACACCTACGTGCGGGTGCGCGACATGAGGCGGGACGCGCAGTTCGAGCGGCTCGAGGGCATGTTGAAGAGGCTGGAGGCGCGGAAGTGACCGCGACGCTCATCCAGGCCGATGCGCGGCATATCCCACTCGCGGATCGGTCAGTCCAGATGGTCTGTACTAGCCCGCCTTACTGGGGGCTCAGGTCGTATGGAATTGGCACCGAGAACGGCGAGATCGGGCTGGAGGCCACGCCCGACGAGTACGTGGCGACGCTGGTGCAAGTGTTCCGCGAGGTGTGGCGCGTGCTCAGGGATGACGGATGTGCATTTGTGAATATGGGGGATAGCTACGCTCAGGCTACCGTCAGGCATCGGCTGAACACGATTGAGAGGAACGACGGGCGAGATGAACGATGGTTGGTCAGGGACCAATCCTGGATCGATAACGGGCGTTCTACCGCCATCGGCGGCCTCAAGCCCAAGGATCTTTGCGGAATCCCGTGGCGCGTCGCGTTCGCGCTCCAGGCCGACGGCTGGTACCTGCGAAGCGACTGTATCTGGAGCAAGCCCAATCCCATGCCCGAGAGCGTCACCGATCGCCCCACCAAGAGCCACGAATATGTATTTATGCTTACGAAGCGAGAACGCTACTACTATGACTCCAACGCCGTTCGCGAGAAGTCGCCACCAGTCACACCCCGGCAGTTCGGCAACAAGGATGCGGCGGCTCGGCTGGTCAAGGAACTGACCGGCAACATGCGGGAAGGCGTCACATGGCAGTCCGATGGCGGGAGGAACATGCGCAGTGTCTGGACCATCACGCCGACGCCTCTGAAGTATGCACATTTCGCCACGTTTCCCCCCGCACTCGTCGAGCGCTGCGTCAAGGCCGGGACTTCGGAGAAAGGATGTTGCCCACACTGCGGCAAATGCTGGGAACGCGTGACGAGTGGAATCAGGGAAGAAACCGGGCATGGCGGGCGGTCGCATGTGGGCAACAGGGATTCAAGCCGAGGCGATTGCGGCGTGGGCGTCATGATGAGGACCGTCAATACAACCCTCGGCTTTCGCCAGTCCTGCTCATGCCTGCCCGCATCACCCCGGCCTTGCGTCGTCTACGACCCGTTCGGCGGGGCCGGCACCGTCCCTCTCGTTGCCTCCAACCTGGGCAGGCACGGCATCATGACCGAGCTGTCCGCGAAGTACATCCGCATGGCACGCAGGCGAATCACCAGGCCCCACGCCGCACCCGAACGAGCCCTGCGTGCGGAACACCACCCGCTCTTCGACCGCCAGGAGCAACCATGACCACGCTCATCGCGCAGGCCGCAGGCGGCTATTCCATCGTCCAGCTCCTCATCATCGTCATCATCATCGCGGCCTGCATCGGCATCATGTTCGTGGCGCTCCGGCAGTTCGGCGTCACGATCCCGCCATTCATCATCACCATATTCTGGATCGTGGTATGTGCATTCGTTGCCATATTCGCGATCCGCTTCGTCATGAGCATGTAATCGCCCTCACCCCGCCCACCTGAGACTCGACGTGTGCCAAGCCTACCCGACAGGCCATCCGCCCTCACCCCCGATGTCCAGCGACGCATCATCGAACACGTCGCCAACGGCAACTATTACGAGGTCGCCTGCCGCGCCGCAGGCACCACCAAGCAGGCCGTCGATTACTGGCGCAAACTCGTCGAACAGAAGGTCGAGCATTCCCTTAAATATGCCGATTTCTTTGACGCTCTCGCGCGGGCCAACGCCCTCGCCGAGGCCAACGCCGTCGCACGCATCTCGCAGGGCGGCCGCGACTGGCAAGGGCCGGCATGGTTCGTCGAACGCCGGTTCCACGCCCGCTGGGGCAACAAGGACAAGGTGAAGAAGCACCATGGCCTCGACGACCACAAGCCCGGCGGCATCGTCATCCCCCCGGACGACCCGCGACACGAGCCCGAACCCGAAGCACCGGAGGATTGATTGCCGGCTCCGCAAGGCCATCGAGGCCGGCCGCATGCCCAGGGAGCTGGTGGTCGTCGGCCCCGCCGGCACCGGCAAGACCTACCCCATCCTGGCGGTGATTCATGACCTCTGCAAGCGCTATTCCTTACGAGTACTCCTGCTCCGTGCAACCAGGGCGTCTCTCACTGAGTCAGTGCTCGTTACCTACGAGGACGAGATCCTGGCACGGGACGGTTGGAGATGGCTGTGTGATGGAGCTGGCCGAGCTCACCGACTCGCTTATGACTATCCCTCCGGGTCTACTGTCGTCCCGGCGGGGCTGGACCGAACGCCATCTCGTGTTCTCTCCACATCCTGGGACATCGTGCACATCAACGAGTGCATCGAGGTGAAGCAGGACGTGTGGGAATACCTGGCAACACGGCTCAACCGGCCCGGCCGGCAGCGCACCGGCTGGCTGATTGGCGACACGAACCCCGGCAGCCCCGAGCACTGGCTCAAGCGGCGGTGCGACGCGGGTACCGCCACGCTCTGGGAGACATCGCACGAGGCCAACCCCGTGATGCACGACGGCCGCGACTGGACCCCGGCCGGGCTGTCCTACCTCGACACGCTCAATCGCCTGACCGGGGTTCGCCGCAAGCGCCTGCTGGACGGGCAGTGGGTGGCCGGCGAGGGCGTCTGGTTCGACACCTTCGACCCGGACGTGCATGTCGGCGAGGCGGCCGGGTACGACCCGCAACTCAGGGCGTATCTGGCGATCGACACGGGCGTGCACACCGGCGCCGTCTGGTTCCAGGTCAGGGAGAGTGGCCACGACCGGATGGTGAGCGTGTTCGGCGACTACTACAGCTACGACTTCGGGGCGACCGCGAATGCACGGGCCATCATGGGCCGTTCTCGTGAGCTGTGCGGAGGCAGGCTCGATCGCGTCGTGGCCGACCCGGCAGGCCGTGCGAGGACGGGCAACGGCCCGACCGTGCTCGGTGAGTACGAGTTGGCCGGGTTCAGGCGGATCGACTCCTGGCCGCTTCGCACCGTCAACGACTCGCTCGAGCTGCTCGCCACGTTCGTGGGCGGCGAGGGCGACAACCCGCCCGGCCTGATGGTCCACCCGAGGTGCAAGGATCTCATCAATGCCTTCGGCGGCTACATGCGGGCGCAGCAGGCCGGGCAGTGGATCGACAGGCCGGTTGACCCGCAGCACCCGTGGGAGGACACCATCGACGCGCTGCGGGGCGGGCTCTGCGCCATCATGCCCGAGGGCCGCCGCCCGCAGCCGGCATTCACGCGATATAAGGCAGGGAGAATCTTCTGAGCCATGTCATTCGTTTACCCAAACGCATGAGCGAAAAGCGACCATGTGAGCGGCTCTGTCCTGGTTGTGGGCAGAACAAACACCATTCGCGATTCGCCGGCCGCAAGCGGAAATCCCCAAACGGTACGGTTTGGGAATTCGATAGGCTGTGTCGCGACTGCCAGCAAATCGAGCGGAACGAGAAAAAGAACGCCGATCGCGCTCTGGCGATTATCAAACATCGCGCCTCAGCGGCGGCACAGAAGGCGGGGTTCAGCACAGAGTTCATGATGGTGAACATGAACTACTATGAGCTGGTTGAACAACTCAAGGCCAAGATGGACCCCTTCGGGCATTGTAAGAGCTGCGGTCATGAGTTCGTAAACGAACGGGATATCCAGCTAGACCACATCCTTCCGCCCCGCCACAAGCAGGACACGGCCAGGCTCCACGCCCGCAACATCCAGCTCCTTTGCGCATCCTGCAACAACACCAAGGGGGCGAAGGACTACGCCGTTTGGCTCGATGAGCAAGATGCGGCGCGATTAACAAATGAGTCAGCGAACAAGCCGAGGGTGCCTTATCCAGACTCGTTCGACGAGTGGCGACGGCAGCATGACTCCGTGAAGCAGCCGGGACCGAAAGCTGACGCCTCCTCTAACGGCGGGAAGCTCCTGCTTGGGTTTGCAGACTAGCGTAGACAACAAGGACATCATCATGCCAGCCGACCCGCCGCCGCCGACCCAGCAGATCCCCGACAAGCACCCCGACCTCCAGCGGCCGCCGACCGGCCCGGCGCCGATCTACATGGACCCGTCCGCGTACCAGGCGATGCTGGCCGAACGCGACGAGCTGCTCCAGTTCAAGGCCCGCGCCACCAAGGAATTCGAGGCGAAGGAGGCCGAGCGGCTCCAGGCGCAGGCCAAGGCGGGCGAGCTGGAGAAGGCATGGGCCGAGAATGACAAGCGATGGGAAGCGAAGTACCGTGACGCCGAGCAGCGTTCCCAGACCGTGGAAACCGCGTGGCTCACGGAGAAGAAGAATGCCGCGATCGCCGAGGCCCTGAACGGCCGGACGTTCGTCGGCGACCCGGCCAGGACGGCGGCACTCGTCCGCAGGCTGCTGGCCGAGGAAATCGAGGCGTCACGGGATGCGCAGGGTAATCCCGTCGTCTATGACCGCACGACGCGCCGTCCTGCGGCCGACTACCTCAAGGAGCGACTTGAGAGCCCTGACTCGGACTTCGCCCCCTTGCTGGTGGCGAGGAATCGCGGCGGCGCGGGGACTGACGGCACCCGCGCGGCAGGCGGCACGCAACCCTCGAACGACCCCATCGGCGACTACATGCGGAAGATGCGAGAGGCGAGGGAACTTGCCGTCAAGGACCCGTCTCGCGTCTTCTGACGAGCGCCTCGACGAGCCGAGGTGAACCATGCCATTCGGGACCAATCCCGGCATCGAGCTACCATTCGCGTCCGAGAACGCGAACACCATCCCGTGGGCCGTGTACCGGCTCGCCATCAACTTCCTGCCCAACCGCTGCCCGCTCATGGCCAGGTTGGGCAAGGCGCCGCTCAACTCGCTGTCGTTCTACATGAACAACGACAACTTCCGGCCCCGCAACCCGATCGCGCGGGTGAATGCCGCCTACACCAGCGCGGGCGCCTCGCTGACCGTCACCGACTCGACGCTGTTCGAGGTGGGCGACGTGCTCCTGATTGAATCGGAGCGGTTCCTGGTGACGGCGGTGAACAACAACAACACCATCACGGTGACCTACGCCTTCGAGAACACCACGCAGGCGAACCACGCCAACAACCTCGCGATCCAGCTCATCACCAACGCCAGGACTGGCGGCGACGTGGACCAGAACGCGATTAATCGCACGCCGACCACGGTGGAGCAGTTCAGTCAGACGATACAGCACGCCTACCAGATCTCCGGTGCGCTGGAATCGGCCAGCAACTACATGGGCGGCTCGATTACCGGGCTGGGCCGCGCCAAGGAGCTGGCGTTGCAGCATGTGATGGACGACTTCGAGAGCGCCCTGTACTACGGCAAGGGCACCACGGGCGGGCTGTCCTCGACGCTCGCGAACGCCACCATGAAGGGCTTCCAGGCGCTCTTGACGACCAATACCACGGCCAGCCCGACGAACGCCTCGTCGTACAAGCCGACCGACTTCATCCGGGACACGATGCAGGCGTGTTTCAACGCGGGCGGTCAGCCCGACACCATCCTCGTCTCCCAGAACTTCCTCACGGGCATGACGACGTGGGGCTGGACGTTGCAGCGGCTGGACCAGCCGGTGTCGGAGCTGGGGATCGCGGCGGACGTGTTCGTGGTGCCGTTCCTGGGCGGCACGCGGCTGATACCGGCCCCGCTGCTGACCTCGGGGACGGCGATCTGCTTCAACTCGAACGAGGTGAAGATCCGGCTCAAGCGGCCCATCAACGACTACCCGCGTGGCAGGCGTGGCGACGCGAGCGAGGGCGACATGATTATGGAAGGTGCTCTCGACGTCGAGAACGAGTACAAGCACGCCTGGGTGTCGGGCGTGACCGGGTTCGCGGTGCAATCATGATTAAGCCCAGAGTCTTTCCCGGGGTCAACGGGTGTCCCGAGGAGGATATCCCGTCGTTCGTGTGCCTGGACGGCCTGCCGCCGGAGTGGCACCACATCGTCACGCTGTCGAGGGCGATCGCCCGGGCGCTCAACGCGGCGGCCCAGATCCCGCTCGTCGAGGATGAGGATGCTCGCGAGGCGCTGTTCCACGAGATGGACACGGCCGAGGTGGCGAGCCTGGACGTGGTCGAGACGATCCGGAGGTTTCGCCAGTGGAGCCACGACAACCTGGAGGCGGCGGCGAAGGCAACGGCCAGGGAGGAGCATGCGGAGGCGTCCGCGCATGCCCACGCCCACAAGACGACCCCGTCCCCGACGCATGCCACGAAGTCCCACGGGTAGTCGTCACCACGCCGTGCTACGGCGGCTGCACGGTCGGCTATGCCCAGTCGTTCTTCGGGGCGTCGCGGGATCGGTCGTTGCTCAGGATCGTCCAGGGCATCCAGCCGAACAGCTCGCTGCTGCCCACGTCGTTCAACGAGTGCCTGGCGGGCGCCCTGAACCAGCGGGATCGGGGCGAGGCCACGCACATGGCCATGCTGCACGCGGACATCGCGGCCGAGGTGGGCTGGCTCGACGTGCTCTGGTCGGAGATGTGGATCCACGGCGCGGCATTCATGGGGACGGTGGTGCCCATCAAGGCCGCGACCGGGCGCACCTCGACGGCGATCGGCATCGAGGGGGATCGGTGGCACGTCCCGCGCTGCATCTTCCTCGATGACCTGGCCCGGCTGCCGCAGACGTTCGGGCCCGAGCACGCCTGCAAGCCCGGCGAGGTGTTGCTGGCCAATACCGGCTGCTGGCTGGCCGACCTGCGGCACCCGTTCTGGGACTGGTTCGCCACGGTGGGTCAGGATGGGTGCAGCGGGTTCAACATCCGTTCCAGGCTGACGGGCAAGAAGGGGCTGGACGGCCGCCACGAGTGGGGCGTGGACACGCGGAGCGAGGACTGGGAGCTGTCGCACGAGATGGCCAGCTTTGGCGTGCGGTACATGGTGACACAGCGGGTGCGGCTCTGGCACGAGGGTGGCGGGCGGTGGGCCAATCATCGGGAGCAAGTCGTTGGCGATAACTCGGGCTGATTACGAGGTCTTCAGGCGGATCCGCGAGGCCGGGCTGATGCGGCCGGGTGGCTCGCTGCTGGAGATCGGCGAGGCCGAGTGGTACGGCGACGTGCCCGCCCAGGAGCTATTGCAAGACATCAAGGCCCACGGCACGCGGGATGCGTTCGAGGCCGCGGTGGGGCTCATCGGCCAGGCCAGGGCCGGCGAGGCCACGGTGTCGGCGTGGGGGTTGGCCAAGCTCATGTACGAGGCGCTCCTGGGCATCGGTCGGGTCGATTCCATCGACCTGCACGGCAGCGACGCGGCCCACCGGGTCGACCTGAATTATGCCAGTGCCCTGCCCGACGCCATGTATGACATCGTGTACAACTGCGGCACGGCGGAACACGTCTTCCACATCGGCCGGGTGCTGGAGTTCATCCACGACGCGACGGGGCTGGGCGGGCTGATGGTGCATTGCTTCCCGCTCTCGGGCTTGCTCGACCACGGGTTCTGGACGGTCAACCCGGTCATGGTCTTCTGCCTGGCACGGGCGAACCTGTACGGGCTGCTGGACATCGCGGTGTCGCAGATCGGCGGGCGGTTCATGCGGCTGGATCCGGCGACGGCGCGGGTCGAACTCCGCACCATGGCGCGGGAGGGGAGGCTGCCCGAGAACTCGTGGCTGCATGTGGTGTGGCGGAAGGCGAGCGACGCGGATTTCGCGATCCCGACGCAGGAGATCTACACGGCCTGCCCCGACCCTGAGGTGGTCGAGGCGTGGCGGGCGATGCGGTAGCGTATGTCCATCATCCCCTATGCTGCGGCGGCCATGCCGATGTTCGGCGGCCCCGCCGGCTCCGAGGTGCCGCAGATCGAGTTGCCGGATGGGCGGCAGATCGAGCGGCCGCACCTGGAATGGTACATGCACCAGTTGCGGTGGCGGTGGCTGCTCGACTCGTGGGAGGGTGGCGAGGCGTACCGGACGGCGGTGTACGGCTTTGACACGCGGCACATGCCGATCCGCAACCTGATTCGCCACAAGCGGGAATACCCGGCCACCAGCGAGCAATCGTACTCGATGCAGAGTGGCCGCCCGCCCGGCAGCGACCCGGCCACGCAGGCGACCGACGACGACTACGAGCTGAGGCGGGCGCGGACGCCGGTGCCCGGGTTCGTGGCCGAGGTGGTCGAGACGCACCTGTCGAAGATCTTCAAGCGGGAGGTCTCCAGGGAGGGCCCGGCCGCGATCGAGGAGTGGTGGGAGGACATCGACGGCAAGGGGACGATGATGGACCAGTGGATGAGCGAGGTGGTGGCCCCGCTCCTGCTGGTGCTGGGTCAGCTCGACATCATCCTCGACCACCCGCCGAGGCCCGACAGGGAGGAGATCCGGTCGCGGGCCGATGAGCGGCGGTTCGGGCTCGACCGGGTGGTGGCGTCGTACATCCTGCCGGAGAACATGGTGTGGTGGAACCTGGACAGCCGGGGCCGCTACGAAGACTGCCTGGTGAAGGAGGTGCGTGACGACATGGGCGTCATCTGGCGGTACTGGTGCCGGGACTTCTACGCCAGCTATGACGCCCATGGGGAGATGGTGGGCGACGTGACGGACCATCCGTATGGCGCGGTGCCGATCGTGCGGCTCTTCGACCGCCGCCGCCCGAGGTGCCGCCACATCGGCCTGCCCCGGTACGAGGGGATCGCCGAGATCCAGCGGGAGTACTACAACCGCGACAGCGAGCTGATTCTCTCGGACACGACGCAGGCCCACCCGCTCCTGCAAGGCCCGGAGGACTACGTGCAGCCGGACGGGACGATCCCGATCGGGCCGAACTGGCTGTTGCCCAAGAAGAAGAACACCTCGGGCGGCGCGGCGAGCTATGAGGGGTTCGACGTGGTGGTGTTCCCCAAGGAGGGGGCCGACTCGATCCGCACGAACAAGCACGACCTGCGGGAGGCGGTGGACCGGGCGGCGGCGCTGACCAAGCCGGCGGGCTCGATGGGCACGGACGCCAACAGCGTGGCGCAATCGGGGATCTCGAAGCGGCTGGACACCTCGACGGGGAACGACCTGCTGAGCAAGATTGCGCAGATGCTGGGGCGGAACGAGAAGTACATCGCGGACCTGTTCTGGTTCGTGCTCGGCAACGGCAAGCCGGACGAGGCCGGGATGGAGGCCACGAACGTCCAGTATCCCATGGAATTCGACCTCTTGTCGGCCGACGAGCTGGCCGACCTGACGGGCAAGTACCAGCTCATCATCAACAGCGGGGGCCGGTCGCCGGTCGTCGAGCAGGCGCTGATTGACCGGCTGCTCAAGCAGGCGCTGGCCGGGCTGGACGACGACCAGTACAAGGCGATGTCCGCCGAGGTGGAG